GGCAGATTGGTTATCTTAGTGGAAATAGAATCATATGATGAGTCTGCGATGGAGCCTATTGAATTAGCAGTCTTAATGAGGTTATCATCGAAGTTCCAACCGTAAGGGATACCGTGATAGGCAGTGATGAGTTTGTTATTGAGAGTACCTCCCAAATACATCTTCCCAACACCAGTCATCACAGAACACAAATTGTAGATTCTGAAGGCTCCAGCTCTTGTAGTCAAGTCCACAGGTAACATCATTAGATTATATTTCCACTTTCTTGTTTCATCACAACCACGAGTAATGGTCAGATCTGTTATATCTCTAATCATAGATACCTTTTCTGAGACACCAAAATGGTAACTTGCTGATTTTTCGGATCCACGAAACTTCACTTGGTTGACTGATTTGATGTTTCCGTATATAGCTGAATTTTTGAGATATTCACTACCATATCTACCTATCATTCCTTTCCTTGCATTAATGGCAAATCCTAACGATCCTGCAGTAGCTTGGTAACTCTCAAAGAAAGTAGCACACATCAAGTGAACCTCATCTTCAGTAGGCGGGTCTTCATATGTCATGATAAATGTGGAATCATCTCCAAACACGCGAATGATATGGTGTTTGTCATTCACATTAATAGATATCTTTCCTTGCCGTTGCAGATCAACCACACGCTTTTTGTATTCATCATAAGCCATATGGTGGTTACTCACGTTGACCAGATCATTTTGTGTGCCTTTCCAAGGTACACCTGACCTATTGCCATGCTGTAGTATGATGATATCACCGAGAGCAGTCTGGTACTTATATTTAGGTGGTGTGTTTGTAAGTAAATTATTAGCAAGATCAGCGGGATTCATGCGCTCAAGTACCGTCTCACCTGAAACCAAAGATATCTCAGAGTCGAAGAATCCATCACGCATTCCTAATTCTATGTCAGTTTCCGTGTATTTTTGAGCCACATCAAAAGCAGATACATCTAAAGCTAAGCAAATGGCAAGTCCATCAGACGATACTGCAATGATCTCTGGCACTCCGATGTGTGGTATGGCGTTACTTATTCCCTGACCGTACTTGTTTGTTACTCCACGATACTTTTTGTTTGCATTTACAACGGCGTCAACTTTGTGGAATAACAGTGCTCCTCCTATATGGTATGGTTGTTTCGTTGGATACACGGCTCTAGCTCCCTTACCACCTTGTACTGCACGGGTACCTCCTGAAATGATCATTTCTTCATTTGTAGTGACGGTTGATCTTAAAATTTCTGCTGCTTTTAGTAGATTGGGCTTCTTTTGACGCGTAGACATCTCTACTGTTGATTCCACCATATTCAGAGATTCACCATCATACTCAGGAGTAGTCTTGTAAATCCTAAAAGTGATTGGTTG